TCACCCGTTCTATGTCTTGATCAGGCAATTTATGCTCGATCCGCCATTGCATAGTGGAACGTGAACTGTCCGCCTTCGCCTTATGCTCATCAGCATAGAACTGAAATTGGTCGCGGCACTTCTCCAGCGCCTCCCTCATCCCCAAAGGCTCGGCAGCGCCATTGGAAAGACGCAATGACATGGCCCGCTCTTTCCATGTCGCCAACTCGCTTTCGGCCTCCGTTAGCCGTTCTTTGTGCCAGCCAAGTTGAAACCACGGGTCGCTATCATCGGTCGGCTTCCCGTCCGCGTCCACCTCATGCGACGGCACAGGCTCGGCAGCGGGCGGTTGTGCGAGGGCGGCCCGGAAGTCAGCGATATGCGCCTCCATCAGCGGGTTAACCCCAGCGTCCGCGCGATCGCCATCATCATAGTCAGCAAGAAACCGCTGAACCGCGCCTGCCAGCGCATCCCCAGCAGCATCGGGAACAGGCGGGTGTGCGTAGAGGGGATGCACCTCTATCGGGTCATGGCCGTTTACGCGCTCTGGATGCGTGCCGTATCGGCTGACCTTCCTGCCCGCGTAATCCAGATGGACGTAGCGATAAGCAACAGGGTCAGCATCGGTTGATGCGCGGCGGTTCCAGCGAGGAACAGGGTCATCGCAAGCAGGTGTCGCCACAAAGCAAGCTGTGCAAGTCACATAGGGCCTGCTGCCATTGGCCGGATGAACAAGACGGGCGGGTGCGCGACACATCGGGCACGGCTCCAGCTCCGCTTTCAGCGCCTCAATATCGGTGGTCATGCTTCCTCCTTCGGCCCGCGCTGATCGGGCTGGACATCATCGGTGAACGAGACGGGGGTGCGGTTGTCGTTGGCGTAGTCAGCCTCATGCGCGGGGCAGACCATGCGGTGGTTCGCCGGTTGGCCACATTCGACGCACTGGTCCTTGCCGAGGTGACGGTTCATGGCGTGCCGACCTTCTGAAAGCAGGGGCAGCGATGCCCCTCTTTTGGCTCCATCCACCCGCCAGATGCTCGGCTTGGAGTATGCCCACGGGTGACTGAAACAGGCCATTGCTCCGTCGATTTCCAGAGACACCGGGCAACACGGTTCGACATGATAGCGCCGCGAACGTTCTTGACCTTCTCCAGATCGTAGAGCTTGCAGTCCATGCAACGGGGCATCACCGCTTCCTTTCAGGCACAGGCGCGTACCACTGCCGATGCCCTGGGGCTGGCAGCTTTGTGACGCGCGGGTTCATCATGAGGGCCAGCGTTTTGGCCCGGCGCTCTGGGGAGGCGGGGGTCATGCAGCCTTCACCTGGCTTTGGCTCTGAAACTTGGAAAACGTCAGGCTGTCATCGACATCGCTGATTTCCAGCCATTTCGAATAGCGCGCCTTGCCTCGCGTGGTGGCGACGACTTCCATGTCATATCCGGCGTAAGACACGATCCAGCGGCGATGCTTGTCACCTATGTCCTTGAGATGCGCAGCCAGCGCCGCACGGCCCTCCTCGGTCACGGAGAAATACTCTCCGTCCTTGGTCTTGCCGGCGCTTTCCCAATGCGGCGAAGATGCCATGTCGCGGCGCAAATCGGTATCGCCAATCACATAGAAGTAATTGCGATGGCTCTCTTCGCGTGGATCGACCGGACGCCCGAGAGCATGGTCAATATGATCCATCGCCTTGTCTTCGAGGTAGCGGTTCACTTGCGCCATCTCTAAAATCTCCTGCGATCCGCCTTTGCTATCGGGGGATCGCTGTTTCGCCATGGTCCGCTGGGGGAGCGGGTGGAGGCGGCTGGGGATCAGCGATAACGCGCGCTTTCGGCGTGGGCGTTCGCAGCGTCGATGGCGGGGTTATTCACCGTCTCCCGCTTCTTGCCGACATTGCGAAGGCCGCTGGTCATGCGGTCGATCTTGGCGCGAAGTTCATTGATCTCGTCAGACAGATTGGTGCAGCGGGCAGTCAGGCTGACCTCGGCCGCCTGCAAATCCTCCAGCTTACTCATCTTGATAATCGTGTATCCGAACATGTGGGTTTCTCCCTCTAGGCGGCCATGTCGCCAGAACGGCGGCGCGTTTCGTCCATGAGATGACTGATCTCGCAGCCGAGCCAGTGTGAAAGGATGTTGGCGCAGCGGTCGGTCCAGCGGGCGCGATCCGGTTCGGTCATCGCCCGGTTGCTGGTGGACTGCGGCTTGAAAACGGTGTGTCCGCTCGGCGTCGTGAACCGCTCGCCAAGCTCCAGGCGTCGCTTCAATTCGTTGTGGAGCAATTCCTGATCCCATACGAAGCCGGTGGCGTCTGTGAGGGCTTCGGCCGCAACGTCCAGCATGACCCAATAGAAGCCACGCCGACGCTCATTTGCCCCGCTGCGCTTGATCTCTACGCGGCATTGGCCGGGCAGGTTCTTGACCACCTCCTTAGCTGCGGTGTTGATCGGATGAAGCGCGCCAAAGCGGGCCTCGAATATCAGGGGCGGTTTGTCAGCCACGGCTTTCCTCCCATGCCCGACGCCCCGGCCAAGCGTTCCAATATGCTTTGGACGATTCCAGAGCATCGACGCGGAAATTGCCCTCAAAGGTTTGCCAGCCCCATGCGTGCTGCGCGCGATGGTGGCCCGAACACAGCGGCACGGCGAAGCGATCATGAACCTTGATCCCGACGCCCTTCCCGCCCGCATAATCGACATGCGCAGCCTCTATCCGGCCTTCGCAGCCGCCCCTGTCGCACAGCAGGCAGTTGCGACCGCGTAGCCACTGGAGGAAGGACGGCGCGCGCAGGTGGAAATCAGCTTTGTGGCTGTTCTTCTTGCGCGGTGCGAAGGCGGATGAGCGGAGCATGTCAGATGATCCGGCGCTTGATGTTGTCGATTGGCGCGCAGGTCACGAATGGCACGCCATCTGATCCGAGATCGTCATCATAAGCCGGCGATCCACCACCACCGCGCCGATCGCCATCCTTGGGCAGCGGTTCGCGCAGCATGATCTTGAACTGGCCTTCGCTCGGGGCCGGCATGGCGTCCAGAAGGACCGTCCACCCCTTCCCGTCCTTGTTCGGGAATGCGGCTCCGATCTTCGTGAAAAAGCTCTTGCGGTCACGGCCTTCGCGGACAGCCAGTGCGTCGAGACGTTCGGTCATGTTATGCTGCTTCCTTCTGTGAATTGTCGGCGATGCGCCGCTTTAGGGCTGCGATTGTGCGGGTCGCCTGATCGCTGGTCAGTTCGTCCAGAGCGGAGACTTTGTAGCCCTCCACGATGGATTGAATGGACACGCCGGATGCTTGGGAAAGCTGCATGATGGCGGCGATTGCACCGGACTGGTCGAGCGTTTCGCGCGGTTCTTCACGGCGCGACTGAACAGGGGCCACCACGTTGCCAGCAGCGGCGTTTAGCTGCGCCGCGCCCTTCGGCGTCCAGCGTCTCCACACCTTCTTGCCGCCACGCTCATAGCTTTCGCAGTCCGCCCACACGGCGTCCATGTCGTAAAGATACCGGCCCACACCCCACTTCACGGCGGCGCGCTTGAAGGCGTCGGAGATGGCCCCTTTCTCGCCTTCAACATCGGTGTCACCGGCTCCATCGGACTTGCTGATCCATGTATCGCCGCACTTGATGGCAATGGTGCAGATCAGCCGGCCCTTGCCGGTTTCGGTGTAGCTATCCGACCAGCCATCAGGGCCGCACACCTCGTCAAGGCGGCGCATGACATCGCGCGCGTCGATGTAGCAAAGCGCCATGGCGGCGGTGCCATCGGCCTTGATGCTTTGCGCCCGCCAGCTAACTTGTGAGGGATCGAACGGTCGCGATAGCTTGTCGAACATGCTCATGCCGCAACCCTTTCATCCTTCACGAGGACACCTGGGATCACTCGGATGCCCGCATGGACATCGCGGTCAGCCTGCATCTGGAGCCATGCCTCAAGGTCAGCGGGACGCGTTCGCATATAGTGCTGGAGCAGAGCGCGGCGGTCGGTAATCTCCGCGCGCCACACAGCCCGCAGGCTGATCGCCCGCGCGCCTTCGACGGGCACGGCAGCGGTTGCCTTGTCGGCCTTGCTGGCTTCGCGCTGGGCCTTGTCCGCCGCCTTACGCAAGTCGGCGGCGCGCTGGGCGGCATCAAGATCAGCACTGGCCTGCGCGGCCCGCTCAGCGTCAATCTGCGCCTGCCGTGCCGCCTCGGCTTCACGCCGCGCCTGATCGGCCCGTTCGCGCTGCTCGGCCTCCAGCTTCATCTGATAGGGCAAGAGCGCCCGCTTAGCCGTCGCAACGATCAGGTCCGTCTTGTCGATGACCGGCTTCCACCGCGCCTGCACCGCCTTCTTGCCTTCATCGAAGGGCTTGGCCTCTTCCTTGCGGAGATTGTCGGCGTCCTTGCCGGCCTTGCGGCCCTCATCAATCAGCTTGGCGACTATGGCAGCGGCTTCGGCTGTTTCGACAGGTTCGCCGTCAAGGAAGCCTTGTGCGGTTTCCATGAGCGTGTCGATATGGAGCGACATGGCGGGCAGCGCATCAAGCGGAGGGCCGCCATTGTCACCGATTTGAGCAATCTCGGTCATGCGATCATATCCTTGTTTGCAGCAGCCCAGCGCGCGGCGTTGGCAGCATCCAGTTCGGCTTTGGCAATTGCTTCGAGCAGAGCGGCGCGGGGCGTCGATGCGACCCCGTAAAAGCTGCCCGAGAGTGGCGACACGGCGCGCAAATGCTGGCGGTAGGGCGGCCAGATGCGAGCGCCATAATCACCGCTCGGCCACGCCTCCAATTCGAGCAGATGGGAACGCGCGTCGGGGTGTGACAGCAGGGCGATGGCCTCGTCCAGATGGGCGGCAGGGATTGAAGCGGGAACCGACGAGACGCGCAGCGGCTCGGCCCGCAGGGCGAAAGCCCGATCCGAAGGAGCCGCCCTCATATCCCGACCCCTCCCGGAGCAGGCCAAGCAACCATCCCCATGATAAAAGCAGGGATAGCCACAGCGATGATGAACAGCATGTCACGAAGGGTGAGGAGGCGGGTGTTGGTCATGACAGCCTCCGCTTTTCGTTGGTGGCGCGCTGGTAGCGTTCGGCCATGGTGACAGGCGGCTCGCCCTCGCACATGTCGGAGAAAGCGTCCGCCGCAGTCCTGACACTCGACCGTGAAATCATCGGGCGAAAGATCGTCCATACCGACGAAGCGCGAACGACGGTTGGGATTGACGCCGCAGACCTCGCCGTGACCGTTGCAGGTCGTGCATTCGACATCGGGCACGAAGCCGTTGAGGTAATGGGTCATTTCATTGATCTTTCGCAGTGGAAGCAGTTGTAAGGCCCGCTCTCCATCGTGGTATCGACGTGGTGTCTGCCGGTGGGCGATGATGGGCAGGCGGGCGGCTCGTCAGTGACGATGCGCGGCTCCGACGCGATCCAGATGAAGCCGTGAGAGTAAGCGACCTCGATAGTATCGCCGACCAGATCGTCTGGACCAACGCTGTCGGGCATCTTCCCGTCCACAAACAGATCAATGAGTACCGTTTGTGTCGAGCCTTCAACGTTGCACTCATGGCAGTTGAACTGATCGTTCCAGCGCTTGACGACTAGACGATGGGGGCCTCGCGAAATATCGCTGTCGTAGGAACTCATATCCAATACTCCCACCATGTGCGGTCATCAGGATTGAGGCGGAACGTGCCGCGACGGATGCGATGGACGTTGCGCAGCCATGCCCACTTGCCGGAAGTCAGGCGCACCGGATGCCATGCGAACCAGAGGTCACTCATGGTTGTCGTCCTCCGCCTCAATGGCTTTCAGCAGTGGGTGCCGCCGCCATTCGAACATGCACTCGCCACGTTCATTCAGCGCCTCAGCAATCAGGTCATAAGCCTGGCCGAACCGGCCATCCTTCCATCCGCCATTGCCTTCGTAGCTGGCGCGTTCGGGGATCATGTCAGACATGGGGCACCCCCAAAGCCGCAATGCGCGCGTCCCACACTTCGCCAAGGCGGACGCACTCGGCATTGTAGCGGCGCACCATTTCGTTGAGCCGGGCAACAGCCGCGCAGGACATGTCGCCGGTCGGATCGTTCACAGCGTCGGCGAGTTCGCGGGCAATGCGCGCATCCTCGGCAAGCTGCTCAAGGGATTGGCTGGCGAGCTGCATCACCCCTCTCCTTCCAAAGACTTCATCTCCCGCCGCAGCTTGGGCAGGCTCAAGATTGCATCCAGCTTGGCGAGATACCGGCCTTGCTCCCATGGCGGCAGGGAGGCGCTGATCCCGCGCATCTTGGCGTTGCGTTCGGCGTCCGCGATCTGCCGCGCCAATTCGCGCTTACGGGTCAGGCGGGCATCCTCGTCGCGGGCCGCGCAGTGCTGCACCTGCTCGTTGTCGAAGTATGCGGCTTCCGCGTATAAGCTCTCATGCCTCATGGCTGACTCCATTCCTGAACGGGTTGGAGCTTTCGCGGATCAGACCGGCAGCAAGCTCGGGGGCGCGCTCGGTCACGATGTCGAACAACGCGTCCAATGCGGCGGTGTGACGAGCCATCGCATCGTCAAACGCCTTGCTGTCGCCTGTATATACCACTTCGAGCCGCTGACGGGCGTGGAGCAATTCAACGATTGCTGCGATTGGATCGGCGTGGGGTGCCATAATATCCTCCTGCCTTAGGCTGGGTTTGCGGGGGTTCAGGATCCAATCGGGCCTGCGGGTGGGTGAATGATTGCGGAGCCGCCACCATTCTTCATCGCCTTGTCGCCAGCGGTCTGGACGCGGAAAACGTCTGACAGCATCAAGGCAATGTGCTCATGAAGCACGCCCCGGAAATGGTCTTTGAGAGACCCGGCGACGTTGACGACGTGCTGCTTCATCTCTTTTGAAAAGTCGTCGGCGCAAATCTGAACCATCATCCATTCGGCGCGAGACATCGACGAATAGCTGCTGTCGGTTTTCTTGCCGGTGCGATCGACACGTTCGGTCCAGTAATTGCCGACAAGCGCCTCAAGCTCTTTGCTGATGGAAGTGGGCTGGCCAACCGGACGACCAAAGCCATCGGTCTTGTGATAGCTGCGCTCGAAGCCCTCATTCACGATGCGCTCGACGCTTTCGGTAACGACCAGCTGAACCTTTTCGGCGAACACCTTGTCGATGCGGGCATTAATGCCGTCGCGGATCTTGGTGTAGAGGTCGTCGTCGGTGACAAAGCCATGCACCGCTTCTTCTACGATCGCCTTTTCTATCTTGGCTTGGTCGATCTGCATCTCATCCTCCTCATGCGCCGGTGGTTCGGCTAAATCTGAGTTCATGGCCGACCCGGCTCGTGACCGGGGCGGAGCAGAAGTCAGAAGTTCCAGGGAGTGGCACCCAGATCGCGGGCGACTGCGCGGGCTTCGCGCTTGTTGATGACGTTGATCGTCTCGACATGCTCGCGCACGCCGTTGCCAATACGCACGATGTCAACGAGCGCAGACTTGGCGCGGGTGGCTGCGTAAAATTCTGCGGCGAGTGTCATTCGGTCCTCCATCGCTGCCGGTGGTTCGGCTGGGATGAGAGGAGGTATGGGGGATTTTTCCCCCGCCGTCAATAGGCGTGGGGGATTTTTCCCCCTAAATTGTCAAACCGCTTGTTTTGGCATGACAAAAAGAACGGGAGAAGCCCAAACGACCTCTACGTTCTCCATGTCCGGAGCGTTTAACGATCGCAGGGTATGCCGCCCTGGAAGACTGCCTTGCGACAGTATCTTGAGATAGGTGCCTTCGTCGGCCGTGCGGACCGCGCAGTAGCGGTTCAAGTAGCTTGGCAAAATGCCGTCATGATCGTGGCGAACATACACAATGTCGCCGTCTTCATATTTGGGCAGCATCGAAGCGCCGACGACGCGCAAGGCCATCAGGCGGCCAGTTACCATAGGAGGGCGAGGAACCTCGTCATAATCGCCCGTATTATTAAGTTCTTGGTCTGGATCGGCAAGAAAAATCACCTGCCCGCCTGCCCCAATGTTGCCCAGCACAGGGACCATCAGCGCCGCGCCGGTGAGCTGGTCTATCGGCATCTCCAGCGCCTCCGCCACCCGCCGCAGTGTGCCGATGCCCGGATTGTCAGTGCGGGTCAGCAAATCGCGCACGGCACTCTCAGATAGCTCCGCTGCCTTAGACAGGCTCCGACGGCTGAAGCCTTTCTCCTTCATGGCGGCTTCAATGGCAGTGCGAATGGCATCGATGTCGGACATGCTGGCCATATCGCACGGTGCGCGCCTATGGCGGGATTCACGAAATATCCCACAAGGGGGATTGACGACGGGGGATATTTCCCCCATTAAACCCATATGTCGAACCTACTCCGAGACATCGAGGCTTTCGTAAGCGCCAATGGGATTAGCGAACGGCAGTTCGGCATCCTTATGGCGAACGACAAGAACCTCGTTCCGCAATTGCGCGGTGATGGAGGCAAACGCCCCCGCCGCCTGTGGCCCGAAACAGAAGCGAAAATCAGGCTGGAAATGGCCTCGTATCGCCCCGCCGAAAGGAGCGCCGCATGATTGATTATCGCCTTGAATGCCTGCGCCTTGCGCACCAGCCCGAACTTCCGGCGAGCGAAGTCGTAGCCCGCGCGAACGCCTACCACGATTTTCTTCTGGGCAAGAGCGACCAGACACCGCGCCAAGTAATCGACGCGGCGCTGGATGCGATGGAGGCGGCAAATGCTACGGCTTAGAACCGCACGCCGCTTTGTAGCTGGCATGGTAAAGATCAAGCCAATAGGCGCGGTCTTGCGTGTGGCTGGTGCGTTCGTGATTAGCAATCGTGATCGCGAGATCATACGCGACACGCTCAATACTGCCGCTACCTTTTTCGGGCTTGTCGGACATTCCCATTCCTTTCGTGCTGACTTCGACAATCGCACGATGACCGAAGCGGGCGGGGTGTCAAGCCTCGCCCGTGGAGGTGCCCTATGACCGACCTCCAGCTTGGTCAGGAGTGGCGTCCGATCAGCAGCGCGCCGAAGGATGGAACCGCGATTCAGGTAATCATCCCCGGTCATGGCGCTGACAACATCGTCGCTTTCCAGTGGGGGCTTGTTGGCGAGGACGGCGAGGATTGCGGTGCTTGGACGTTCGTTTCTGAGCAGGATCCGCCCGAGTGTTGGACTGATGGCTGGTGCTGGGAGGTAAACGAGGACGGCGTTCGCTCGGCTTGGCCCACGCATTGGAAACCCGCCCCGGTCTGCTGCGCCGTCTGCGCCACCACCGGTTACGCCTGCGACTGTCCTGAACTGGAAGCCGCCGGCCTCATCCCCAGCACAGAAAGGCGGTAGGACGTGGCTACCAAAGACACGTTGGAAGCAATCGGCGTCGGCATCCTGTGCGGCATCGGCGGCAGCATTCTCGGCACTACGCTGGCCTTTGTCATCATTGCCTTCGTGAGCCGCTAACCCATGCAGCCTCTCCAAAACCCCCTCAGCAATGGCTCCGATAGGGCGGGCCTCATCCGTCCAATGTTCCCGCACGAGCGGCAGGCCTACCCTTTCCGCATTCATCGCACGGTCGCTGAACTCGATTTCGCCGCCCCGTGCAGCGAAGGCGCGCGTCTCGCTAATCCCCTGACCGGGGCGCGCGCCAATGATGATCCGAACAATGTTCATGAGGAGCGTAGCTAGACATGACGCACCGCGAAATCCCATCTCGCAACTGCGAAATCGCGCAGGCCGTCGAAGCCGGTCAGATGGCAATGTTTCGCCTTGCCGAGCGCGACCATGGGCTGCGACTGAAAATCCTCGAACTGGAAACAGGCGTTCCGCTTGGTTCCCTGCGGTCCTACGCCACCGGGACGACGATGCCGGTGCATGTGCTGCTCAAGCTGGCCCGCGTCATTCCCGCGCATCTGGTCAACCTTGTGACCGAGCCGGGCGGTAAGGTTCTGGCTGATGCCGAACCCGACGAGGCCGACCTTGATGATGCAGTTATCGCCGCGCTGGAAATGGCGCTGAAATGGGCTAAGGCGCGTCACCCGAAAAGCCCGTCTGGGGTGGCGATCGACCATACCGAACGCCCTGACATAGAGCTGGCGGCTGCGGCTGTTCAAATCGCAGCATCGAAGGCAGCAGCCTAATGCGCCCGCCCCTCACACAAGAGCAGGCCGTCGATGAGGCGTGCAGCCAATGCGGCACCGCCTTTCCCCGTCGCAGGCGCAATCCGAAAACCACGCTCTGCCGTCATTGCTGGTCGGTCAAGGCGCTGATGCTGCGGAGGGCCGCATGATGCGCCTCGTCCGCCAATACCTCGCACGCCGCCGTCTCGCCGCAATGTGCAGGGCGAATGTAGCCCGTCTGCAATCCGCACCCAAGCGTGACCCGTGGGGCCGCTTCACAAAAGGAAAAACAGCATGAGCGAGAACATCGCGGCAGACCAGTTGCGTCTGTTTATCGAGCGGATCGAAAGGTTGCGCGAGGAAAAGAAGGGCTTGGCTGACGACGAAAAGGACGTGTTCCTGGAGGCCAAGGCTACCGGATACGACGCCCCTACCATGCGCACCATTCTCAAGCTGCGCGCCATGGATGCCAACAAGCGTCAGGAGGCCGAAGCCCTGCTTGCCACTTACGCCGCCGCGCTGGGCATGCAGCTTGGGTTCGACATCTGATGTTGGCCTTCACCGTTCCCGGAACGCCGATCGCAAAAGGCCGCCCGCGCGCCGGGACGGTGAATGGCCGTGTCCGCATGTTCACGCCCGCCAAGACGGTCGCTTACGAAGGTTTGATCGCCCTCGCCGCGCAAGAAGCGATGAAAGGCGCTCCTCCCCATCTTGGCCCGATCGCGCTGTCTGTCACCGCGACATTCCCGATCCCGTCGAGCTGGTCGAAGAAGCGCATTGCCGGGGCGCTGTGGCACACCGGACGCCCTGACGGGGATAACCTGCTCAAGGCGGTTGGTGACGGCCTCAACGGGGTGGCGTGGAAGGATGACAGTCAAGTCGCGTCGGCGCGCATCGTCAAGATTTATGAGCTGGTGCCGGGTCTTGAGGTTCAGGTGACACCGTTATGAATAATGTTGTCCGCCTTCACACCCCGAACGATGTTGACCGCCTCTGGAATGAGTATGCAGCCCTAGTCCGACAGGCGCGGACGAACCCGGCCTTGGCTGAAGATCGCAGGCACAATGAAGCGATGGTGCGCGCGCATCGCCGCTTCGCCGCCGCCTATGCCGCATCGGAGAATGTCGCTTGATTGAGAACCAGAAAATCGAAGCGGTCAAGAACGTCGATGGCGAGGCGGCCATTATCGGCGCGCTGATGATCGAGAACAAGCTGATCGACCGCATTGCAGATCGCCTATCCGCTGATGACTTTTCGGAACCGCTGTTCGGTCGAGTTTTCAGCGCAATCGTGCGGGAATATTCACAAGGGCGCGCGGCGAACCCGGTGACGCTGCGCCCCTATATCCATGATGACCCGGCACTTGCCGAATTGGGAGGCATGAAATTCCTCGCCGGCCTGACGGGCAACGGCGTGGCGCTGATCGGCCTTGACACCTTTGTGCAGCAGGTCATCGATATGGCCAAGCGCCGCAAGCTGATCGACGGCCTGACCCATGCTGCAATGCTCGCCGCCGACATGGCCAGCACGAATGAGGAAGTCGTGAGCGCCGCCGATGGCGCGCTGTCCAGCATTTCCGACCACAGCGATGGCATCGTGCAGGTGAGCGCCGCCAAAGCCTTTGCCGAAATGCTGGACGCCTATGACGAGCCGCACCACGGCGTGACCAGCGGCGGCCAGATCGCGAGCCTGGATGAAGTGCTAGGCCCGATCCGCCCTCATCATCTCGACATTCTCGCTGGCCGTCCCGGTATGGGCAAAACCAGCGCCGCCCTATCATACGCCCTTGGGGCCGCTGCTGCTGGGCATGGCGTGCTGTTCGTCAGCTTGGAAATGAACCGCCTTGAGTTGATGCAGCGGGCGACCAGCGACGTGATTTTCGACGGTGCAACGGGCATCCCTTATGATGCAATCCGCGACGGTCGGTTCACCTCCGACAACGCCAAGCGCCGTGTTTATGAAGCGGCGCGCGTCTTTCGTGACCTCCCGCTGCATCTGGTGGACGCCTCATCCCTGACGATCGGCCGCCTGAACATGATCGTGCGTCGCTACAAGCGCCGCATGGAGGCCGCAGGGCAAAAGCTGGAACTGGTCATGGTGGACTATCTCCAGCTTCTCCGCCCCGATTTTCGCACCGACAATACCAATCTGGCTGTGTCGGAAGTCTCGCGCGGCTTGAAGGCCATCGCCAAGCAGTATGATGTCGGTGTTATGGCGCTAGCGCAGTTGAATCGCAGCGTCGAAAGCAGGCCGGACAAGCGCCCCATGCTCTCCGACCTGCGCGACAGCGGGCAGATCGAACAGGACGCCGATGCGGTCGTGTTCCTCTACCGTGATGAATATTACCTCCGGCAGGGCAAGCCGTCTGAAACCGATCCCAAATTCGTGGACTGGCAGATGGCGCTCGACAAGTGCGCCGGGCAGATCGATTTCATCGTCGCCAAGCGCCGCAATGGCCCCAGCGGGTCAGCGACAGGCCGCTTCTTCGGTGCTTATCAGGCAGTAAGGGGCGCGCTTGCGTGAGTGCTGCACCTGACCCCTGGATGAAGTTCTACCCGCAGGATTGGCGGTCGGATGAGAAGCTGCGCATGTGCAGCCTCGCCGCCCGTGGCCTGTGGATAGAAATGCTCGCCCTGATGCACAGGTCCGAGCGATATGGACACCTCCTTGTGAGCGGACGCGTCCCGACCGACGCGCAACTCGCCGTGCTGGTAGGTGCGCCCCACGATCAACTCCCCATGCTGCTGGCGGAGCTTGACGGAGCGGGCGTATTCTCACGCGCGGCCAGCGGCGCCATCTACTCGCGACGAATGACCCGTGACAAAAGAAAGTCCGAAAAAGCCCGCAGAAACGGCAAAAAAGGCGGTGACGCAAGCCTTGGAAAAAACAAGGAAAAAGCCGCCTTGCTCAAGCAACAGCTTAAGCCACCCCTTAAACATAAAGAAGCCAGAAGCCAGAAGCCAGAAGAAGCTAACGCTTCTCCGCGCGCGAAGCCGGAACTGATGATCGAACTGTGCGAGATCGCCAGCATCCCGCCACCCGATCCCGGCTGCAATTTCGACAAGCACAAGGCCGCCCTCGATACTGTCGATAGCTGGTTGGACGCAGGTGCCGATCCTGTGCTGATCCGCGAAACGCTGGCTCAACGCTGCGCCAATTTGCGCACGTCGCCCCGGTCGCTGGCGTTTTTCGACAAGCCAGTGCGGGAGGCGGTGGAGAGCCGAAAGGCCGAAGCGAGCCGCATCAGCGCGGACACCGGGAGCCTGATTGACCGCATTTTGAAAAAGGACGCCGCGTGACCAGATGCCCGCAAATCCCGGCCGCAATCCCTTCGAGGGCAACGACAGCCCGCCGCTGGTCGATATTCGCTACCGCTGTGGCGTTGTCGCCCGCTGCGTCCGCCCCGACCAGCGCCGTTGGAAGCCATGGCCCACGGGTCCACATGGGTGGGACATCGCATCGTGGCAGCTATCGACCAGCAAAGACTATGAGCTGGTTTGGCCTGACTGAGGACTATTTCACAACGATCGGGAGGGTGGGGTGAGCTATAGCTTGTCCAGGCAGGCGTCCAGAAAGCGGGCCATGGTGGATTTTCATCCCCGCGCTGGCCCACCGGAAAATTATTTTCCCAACCACCACCAGGGAGATTGAGGATGGAGAGTTTCGATCAGTTCATGGCGACAGGCGTCATCCCTGATTTCCCGGAGAAGGGCAGGTATCGCGTCTACAGCCATTCGTGGAACCCAACCGGCTATGCTGACGAGCCGCAATATGCAGGACAACTGCCAACGCGGTTCCCGCCTGAGTGGACGCCGTTCCAGTGTTTTATTGCCGCACGGAGGGATTGAGGATGCGGGGAAGGCCGCCTGTAACCCGCGCTCGGGTTCTGACCTATTGGGAGAAGCATGGGCCTTGCAGTATCATGCAGGTGTGCCGCGTCACCGGGGCTGAGAGGAGCCATGTGAAGCGGATATTGCGGACCCAAGAAATTATCGCCTGCTGATTTTTGCCCCATGCACAGGGTGAATCCCGTGCTGTAAATGGTTGGCACCATGAGCGATGTGGGCCGCCCCTCCAGTTATAGCGAAGACTACGCTAGGCAGGCTGAGAAGCTGGCACAGCTTGGCGCGACCGATCAGGAAATCGCGGATTTCTTCGAAGTAGACGTTCGCACGATATACCGCTGGAAGCACGATCACGATGAATTTTGTCAGGCCGTAAAAGTCGGCAAGGACGTTGCTGACGAGCGTGTTGAGCGGAGCCTCTACCAGAAGGCAATTGGGTACGAGCAGGATGAGGTCAAGATCTTCATGCCTGCCGGCGCTGCTGAGCCTGTTTATGCGCCGTTCCGCGCCAAGATTGCCGCCGACACCACCGCAGCCATCTTCTGGCTGAAAAACCGTCGCAAGGACGACTGGCGCGACAAGCAGGAAGTCAAGCATGATGTGAGCGACGAGATGGCGGAAGTCATCCTTCAGCGCCGTCAACGGGCAGGCATCGCATGACGCCGGCAGATCGCATGATCGCGGAGGACATGGCCGCCTTCTACGACGATCCGTATGGCTTCGTGCTTTATGCGTTCGATTGGGGTCAGGGCGATCTCATCGGTTGGGATGGTCCCGATGACTGGCAGACCGAATTTCTGACCACGCTGCGTGACGCGATCAAGGGGCGCGAACCCGGCGACGTGATCAAGATGGCCGTTAAGTCCGGTCGCGGTCCCGGCAAATCTGCGGTCATCTCATGGCTCGTCCTGTGGCTCATGTCCACGCGTCCCGACTTTTCGGGCGTCGTCACGGCCAACACCGGCGACCAGCTGGACACCAAGACATGGCGTGAAGTGGCGCTGTGGTGGAACCGCCTGATCAACAAGCACTGGTTTGAATGGACCGCGACCAAGATCGTGCATGTCGAGCGGCCTGAAACATGGAAGGTCGTCGCGCAGAAATGGTCCGAGCATAAGCCTGACGCATTCGGCGGCCTGCATAATGGCGGGCGCGGCCAGTGCACGATCATGGACGAAGGCTCAGGCATTCCTGAGAGCATTTTCCAGGTCGCGGAGGCCACGAACACCGACCCTGACAGCTTCCTCTTCACCTTTGGCAATCCGATGAAGAAGGCGAGCTATTTCTATCAGATATTCACGCGCTTTCGCCATCGCTGGACCACCATGACGGTGGACACGCGCCGCGCAAAGGCTGCGAACCAGAAGCAAATCCAGGACATGATCGAGGATTGGGGCCTTGCCTCCGATCATGTGCGCGTGAACGTCCTTGGCGAGTTCCCCGAGACTGACGCTGACACGCTGATCCCGCTGCACCTGATGGAGAGCGCGGCCAAGCGCGAGGTCGATAAAGCCGCTGTGAACGCGGTGAAGCCGATCTGGGGCCTTGACCCCGCTCGCTTCGGTGATGACCGCACAGCACTCGCAAAACGACGCGGAAGGGCATTGCTGGAGCCTGTGACCGCCTGGCGCAATCTCGACACCATGCAGACGGCAGGCAAGGTCAAGGCGCTGTATGACGATACGCCGCCCGCTGAGCAGCCCAGCCACATCGTTGTGGACACGATCGGCATCGGTTCGGGCGTTGCTGACCGTATGAGGGAAATGGGCCTGCCTGTGTTCATGCTCAATGTGTCCGAGCGCCCTAGCGTGGATGGCAAATACGCCAAGCTGCGCGATGAACTCTGGTGGAAAGCGCGCCAGTGGTTCGAAGGGCTGGACGTTGAACTGCGCGACGATGCCCTGGCCGGCGAGATGGCGGACATCCTCTACAGCTACACGTCGAACGGGCAGATAAAGATCGAGAGTAAGGACGACACGAAGGACCGCCTTGGTCGCTCGCCTGACCTTGCGGACGCCTTCATTGCGACCTTCGCCGTGCATCCGGTCCAGGTGTCGCAGTCCTTCGATCGATATGAGCGCGCACGTCGCCGCGCGATGGGTGGAGGGCCTTCAGCATGGGCGGCGTGAATGTCTGACGACACCAACTGGAACCAGCTCAAGCAGCGATGCGCCGACAACGACACGGCGCTGACCCTGCGTGCTGAGACGATCAAGGGCGAATATCGCTTCAGCCTCGCGGCGATAGATCGCGACGGCAAGATCATCTTCGACAATCGCTCCAATGACGAGGGCTATGCGCCTCAGCACATCGTCACGACGCTAGTTTCCAATGCGCTTGAGAGGTGGTGGGCATGATCGACAGCATCGAACCCGCAACCGGTGAGAATGTCGCTAAGCCAACCGGCCCTGAGATCGATCAGGAGGCGTTTCCGAAGCTCAAGGAGTGGACGAAGAACGCGATCGACCATCTGTCTGATTGGCGCAAGGAGGCCGATCAGGCTTATGAGTTCTACGCTGGTCATCAATGGAGCGAAGAGGAAAAGAAGCTCTTTGAGGCTGATGGTCGCATTGCCCCGATCTTCAACCTGACAGCCGTCAACATCGATGCTGTCTGCGGCCTTGAGGTGAACAACAGGCAGGACGTGAAATACCTTCCGCGCACGCCTGGGGATGTGAAGGTCAACGAGCTTCTATCATCGGCCGCCATGTGGGTGCGCGATCAGGCGCAGGCTGAGGACGAAGAAAGCTACGCGTTCAAAGATGCGACGATCGCAGGCCTTGGCTGCACAGAGACGCGCAAGAGCGGGCAGGACGCAATCTCCATAGACCGACGCGACCCGCGCGAGTGTTTCTATGATCCATCGTCCAAAAAGACCAATCTCGTTGACCGTCGCTATGGTGGGCGGATCATCGAAATGGATGCGGACGAAGCGATCCAGTTCTTCGAAGGCCGCTACACCGCATTCGAGATCAACGCCAAGTGGGCTTGGATGGGCGTCGGCAAGCAGGGCGATGGTGTCGAGCGTCTTGACTATCCCGATGAGCAGATGGGGCCTGTGGGCCGTGGTGACGCAACACCGAAGAAGGTGTGCGTTGTC